GCGTGGGTTTTACCACTACCTTTGATTTTACTTACTGACTTTTTTGCGTCATCTGTGGTAGCGAACTTTAATCCTTTGATTGTTCCTTTTGGATTTTCGTCCGTGTATAAATCTGAATGACTTGATGAACCTCTGTGTTGTCCTTTTTTTCTTGGAATTCTTGGTGCTTCGTTCATCTAATTATACCTTCTTTGGTTTGGATTTATACCCGACTTTTCTAATTTAGCTAAATACTTTTTATGTTGGTTTGCAGTTCTACCTTCTCTAGCCCATTTTTCATTGAGTTTTCGTCTTCGTTCTTTTTTATCTTTGGCTTTTCTATTTGGCATCTCTACATTTATAAATATAAAATTTTTATTTATTATCCATCGAATCTTACTACAAAATTAATATCAAGTTCTTTGTCGTTCTTAATAGGTTTAGCTACTTTACCGATAGCTACTAAATCATTATGGTCATCATATAAACCAATAGTTGTAACATATGGTGCAAAATCTGAACCTGTTGCAAAGTCTTTTAATGAACCAGTTCCGTAATACCCCTCGTCGTTATACGAAGAACTTGCTGGCCATATTGTTCCTAAATCCAAATGATTTGTTGAATAAGTTTCATTTTCTGGAAATAAGTTAGCTGGAACTCCAAAAGCTCCTTTATTTTCTGGTGTTAGAGTTATGTTTGTACTATGCATAAATTCACCCTTACTGACATTACATTGTACTTCTCTTTCATAAATTTGTCGTGTTGATTTGAAAGTTATTTCCCAACCATTATCTGCACCACTTGTATTACCAACATCTTTATATGAACCAGTATCTGTTATAACAACAAGACCATAATCATATAATATGTTACCTATAATGCTACCAGTTACTTGTCCACCACCACCAGATTTAAATGATTCTGATGCTACTGCGAAAGATGATGAATAATTATTATCATATAAATTACCAAGTCCGTCATCTTTTAAAGTGTAGGTTATATCTGTACTATTGTCACTAATTGTTACTGATTTGGGTTTTATTCCTTCCCCATAAAACTTTCTAGGGACACTAATGATTGATGCTGATTCGTGTAATATTCGTGATGAATAATTGTGTGTAAGTCTAGTGGGGAAGTCTGATAGAGATGATGATACTATTCCTTTAACTAGTGAATGTGTTTTTTCCCAGTGTGTCAAGTCAACATTAGTATTATCTATAACACCTAAGTCACGATAGAATAAATTATTAATTGTAAAATATACTGGTATCTCATAGAATGTTGCTAAATAAGGTTGTTTATTCATCGAAGCTGAAATAGAATTGTATGTACCAAAACTTTGTGAATTTGCTGTTGAGTGTTGGAAATTGTGGGTACTACCACTTATAGCACGAATACCATAAACTGAACTACCACTATCATTATTTGTGAATGTGAATTCCTTGTGGACTTCAAATGACCTGAGTGATACATCTTCCGGGTTTAGATTTTTGTAAATACCCATTTGTATAACTCAATTAAAAGTCTAATTTAACTTTAATTAGAGCTTCTCTACTTCTTGATTTTAATATTGGTTGACTTAGTTTTGCAATAGCTAGTGGTTCATTTGTGTCGTCACCATACATAGCTACCGTTGTGATATAAGTTTTTGGGTCGGTTCTAAACGACTCTACTTTTACTTCACCAGAACTAGAAACATATGTTGGGTTTGTACTTGAATTAAATTCACTATTTTTTGCTCTACAAAAGAAATGTGTTGAACTAACGACTTCTTCTCTACGAGCTTGAAATAAAGAACCAGAATCTACAGCTTGAACCATTCTATGTAAACTATGTGATAGTCTTGAATTTATTACATTTGAACCTGTTTTATTAGTTAGATTAAACAATGGGTCTTGTTGTGGAACTGATAATGTGTGAACTCCATTTTGTGATGTACCAAGTTGTGTACATTGTAATCTATGAGCACTTAGAATAAGTAATCCAAAGTCTGGATAAAACTTACCATAAGAACCACTTGCAGCTCCTTCAGATGAAGCGGCTGTATTAATAGTTGTGGAACCACCTTGTATGGAACCCGTAACAATGTTATATTCTGTTACACCAGCTGAAGTAAGTGGTGATGTATTTGTAGAACTATCATCGATTAGTTTAACTTTGACTGTTGACTTATGACCACTCAAATGTAATTCCCAATTTCCTGGGTCAACTTTTTCTCTCATACGACTTCTGTCAAATGATAAAGCATAAATATGTTGTTTTGTTACATCTGTTCCATTTTCAAAAGTAAATAATTCTGTTTCTGGTGGTTGGGTTAAATTTAACATCTGTCCATAAACAACTGCAGTATCTCTAGCTCCATCTTGTCCAGCTTTTCCTAACGAACCACTACCACCTTTGTGTCCGTATAAAATTGAAAATTGTTTTTCTGATGCGGAACCAGAAACATCTGTGTTAAATGCTTGTAGATAGTATTGTCCATTCGAACTAGACTGGACTGAAGATGTATAAATATTGTTAAGAGTTGATACTCCAGTTGACCATATTCCCGAAGAAACTGTTTGGTTTACCTCTCTTACGATATCATTTGATTCATCTAAATTTACTTTATAGCTCATTTCCTACTCCTTAGTTTCTTAATAGGTTAATTAGTTTTGTTTGTGTCGCACCACTGTCTACACCTCTTATTTCAAGACTAACTTGTCTGTCTTGTGCTCCAAGGATAGATGCAGCTTTACATTTAATAGTAATACTTGTTCCTGTTGTACTAGTAGCTGATGTATCCCCTCTAGGTCCACCATATCCTTGTCCTAGACCAGCTCCTGCGTCTGCTTGTTGTTGAGAGTCTGTACGAGCTCCACCACCAGCTGTTGCTATGGTAGCATATTGAGTAGATGATAATGTAAATTCATATAATTCTGATGCGTAGTTTTCTGTATTTGGTGTCCATACACCAATTGTGGTAGCTACTAATTGGTCAGGTCCATTCGTTACTAAGTAAGGTGCTGTTCCTGTTTCTTGCGAAGGATTGTTTGTTAGAAAATATTTTACTGCTAAATTTTGATTTGGAATAGCTTCTAATAGATTCATACCCTCTATTGCAGCTCCGTAAAAATTTGAACCATTTGGATGTGTGACATCATACAATCCGTAATCTATCTCATCATCTGCTAATGCAAATTTTGTAATTTTAAACTTTCCTTCTCCTTGTGCTAATAACTCACGACCTTTTTTAGTTAATATAGCGTCTACTGTTATGGTTGTGTTATCTAAAACTCCCATTGTTACTCCTATTTGTGATTAAATTTTGATTTCATTGTGAAACACTTTGGTGTCAATTATAAATATATGAAAACTAAATTTTTGATTAAATTATTTCTTTCTTATGACCTCTAGTCTTTTCCCATCACCAGTATCTCTTGTTACTACCGCACTATCTTGTGACGCTTTTACAAGGAATGGGACTTTACCATCTGTTGTGGTATCTATTGTATTCTTTACACCCTCAAAACTACTTTTTCTATACCCACTTAGATAGTCTGAAGGTGGTTGATATTCAGCTTTCTTAAATGATGATGAATACGCGTGAAGTGCAGAACTTGAAAATTCTGCGTAAATTGTATGACTTAAATTCGTAGTTAAGGCTTCTCCAACAGCACCTGAACCGGTATAAAATATATCTCTTGTTTCAAATCTATCACTCAATCTTGATGATGATATAATCGGATGTACAGCTTCACTAAATAATACTTCTTGTAGTTTTACTCCCTCTGGTGAACCACTAGGTAACATAGTCGCATAAGTTCTAACAAAAGAGTCTTTATATCTATCATCATTTAGTGATGATGATAATGATGCACTTCCAATTAAATAAAGTGAAGGTTCGTGTGCGAAACTTTCTGATACTGTTCCTCTGTAATTATCTATTGAACCAGTAGCAGATATTACTGCTCTACGGCGTGATTGTGTTGCTTCTAATAAACCAACATTTATTTCACCCTCCCTTAATAGACTATCCACACTTGGTGGTTTACCAATTATTACTTTTGGTCTTTCCAATATTGTTGGTTCAATTACTATACCAAAATTAAATTTAGCTCTTGCAGGCATTACCTTTTTAATTTGTTCAAATATAGCTTGGTCATAATATTTAATTAATCTCATATAATCCCAGAAGTTATTTGTTCCTGTGTATTTTTGGAAATAAGATTCTGCTAATTTTCTTAACCCTCTATAAAATAATTCTTGTCCGTCTCTTGGGTCTGCTATTTCTTTGTCTATATCTAAATCTGCTATAGACTCTATAATATCTCTATTGATTACATCTGTCGGGGAAAAGAACACTCCAACTTTATTTGAATCTAGTGGTGATGTATCATAAGAACTTTTCTCTGTTCTATAATCTACTGATAAACCAGAACCAGTTGGTATCCAATTTTCTTCTATACGAACTTTTGAGTTACTCAATTTGTATCCAATATTTGGTACTAATGCTTTTTCTTCTTGTTCTATATTACTAAATGTATTTGATAGAAATCCAACTGCACTACCCGATTCCAAAGCTCCATCTGTTCCTGCAAATAATTTTTGGTCAGGTGCTACATTGTTTAGATTTATTGATGATGATAAATTTTTATTATCGTCTAATCGTAATCTATATATTAAATCTGTAAATGATGCTGAAGAATGATTACCATTAATCGCTTTTGGAGCGGCTGTATGGTTGTTAAACGCTGATTCTGTTAGTGGTGAATTATAATATCTTATTTCTTGTAATGAACCTGTGAATTCTACACCCAAATCACCAAAAGAACCTGTTGAACCGAAGAACACATCACCACTTGCAGTCCATTGTCCATTTATATGAGCTGAAGCTGATGCGTCACCTGAAGTTGAACCACTCAATGTCATTGATGTTGATGAATCGTAAAGTATTTTACTTCTACCAGATTCATATTGTTTTACAAATAAATTATATTTTATACTTGATGTTGTTTCAAACTCGTTCTTTACTTCTTGGTCATATCCACTACTTAATTCTCTTGTAACACCGACTGACCAAAACTCATTATTGAATACTGGAAATAAAGAAGAAGTTACACTCTCTGATACGGAACCTGTTAATGGAAGAGAACTACTTATGACAAATTCTACTTTACCTTTATTATCACCCGTTGAACCTTCATCCAACAATCTTATTGCAAAATCACCATCTTTGGCTACCAATACTTGATTAGAACTTGAAGCGGCTCTAAATCTAAACTCAATAGTATCTGGTGTTCGTAAACTACCCGATACTTCTTTCCATTGGGTTTGAACATATTGACTATTTTTAAAGTCTAAAACTTTTGTAAACCTTTGTTGAATATCGAAGTTTGGTTGATATTCTTTTACATCTGGCCCACCATATTCTTTTATTCTTAAAATTGTTGGTGGAATACCATATGAATTGACAAGAGCTTGAATTGACTCTTTTGTTCCTTTTCTTTTTAGGATATAAGGCATACTCGATAGAACACGACCCCATATTTCCCTTTCAATATCCTTTTCAGATTCTTCTGAATAAACTTCGTATGTCGATGCAGTTGCTGAACCACTTAATTGATATCCTTTTATATATCTATGTAATTCTACTAGTTCTTTACCAGATGGTTGTTTCCAACCGAAAGCATCTGAAATAGTCCAAACCAAGTCCTTTGATAATCCTTTTGTTAAATCTTCTCGTCTATCATATGTGTCCTCAAACGCTTTAATATAAATTAACAAGTTATCAAAATAATGTCCAACCATATCTAGAAAATCTAAAAATGGTTGATTTTCTGAATCTCTTACCAAGTGTTCGGGAACTAAATTTATTAAACGATTTGGATTACTATTGTCATATGATGAAGCGGAAATTATATTATTGTTATACCAAGTTGTAGCGGCTGAAGCTGTTATATCTGTCAATGTATATGGTTTAGATGAATTAGATTTCGGCCAACTTGTATCAAATTGTAATCCAAATGAACTTGATTCTGCTGAAGAACTTTGGTGATACAAATATTTTTCATAGTGGTCAAAATTATTTATGATATCATTTCTTAACTCTTCATTTTTTGCTATCACCGAATCATATACCGATGATGTTGTTCTTGCTTTTATTGCAAAAGATGCACTTTCAAGTGTATATGTTTCGTATTGTTGTAACTTTGTTCTAAAGTTTTTTAGTCTTTTTTCTACCGAACCAAATGTTGAGAAGTTTTTATAATCATTATAATCTACATTTATATTTGCAGATTTACTACCACTCTGTATTTCATTGAACAATGAACTTGATAAAAAATTATTATTAGTATAAATATCATCTAAACTTTTCTGACTACTCTTAGAATTATTAATGTAATCTATTGATTGGTCTGATGGTTGTCTTAGTATTGGGTCACCCAATTCTGCATCTTCAAAAGGATACAATCTTATTTTTTCCCTAATGGGTTCTGACATCTCTTGGACAATGTGAACATTTTGTTTTGTTTGAATATTATTTGGTAATTCATCATAAGTTTTCAAAACAACTGAATGTGGTTCTATTTTTACACTCTCGACATCTGTCTGTGAATTTACAATTACTGCTTTTTGGTTGTTACCAAAATCAATTAATGTATTTAATTTTTTATAGTCAAAGTTATTATAATCTATAACCCAGTTTGTACTTCGGTTAAATGTTCTTGGGTCTAGTCTCTCGTCTAGTTGGTCTTTTAAAGTATCTTGTGTAATAACAATACCCTGTGTAATATCTATATCTTTGATTTTTGACTTGAACGATTGATATATTTTATTTGGAATATCAGTCACTACCGTGGTTTGTCCATCACCACCTTCACCATCACCACCTTCACCATCTGTTGAAGACTCGTCAACTACTCTCCAATTTCCAGGAACTTCGTACACTTCGTCTTCACTTTCATCTGCTCCACTTTGTAAAGTAACATGCACCATTGCAACAACAGTCCAATTTCCTGCTTTGTTTTTGAAGTCTAGTGTTAACTCTGCGTTATCACTTTTTGGTTGTGGGTAAAATCCCGCACCATTTCTTGATAACAAGAATTGATATCCTGTTATTGCGTATGATGGGTCTGAATTTATGGTTTCTACTTTGATTTTCCCTTGTTGGATATCATTGGTAACATTGAAAAGATTGTTTCCATCAGAGATAGAAAAATTAGGGCCGTATATTAATTTAAATTCCATTAGTAGTTAATCCCTTGTTCTATAAATGAATTAGCTAATTTAACCCCACTACGATTATAATCTGGTAATACTGCTATCAAATTTTCCTTATATATAGTAATCTTATTTTGTCTTTTATTTGAGTAAATACCTTTATCAAATGTTAACTCAAATTTTGCATCATACAATAGACCAGTTTCTCTTAGTCCATTGTCAGGTAATGGTAACACACCATCGATTATTGTTGTTCCAGTTCCAACCTTTGTTTGTCTACTTGTAAATACATTTTCTGTACCACGTATAATATCTTTACCAATTAATGTTACTTGTAATGTTGGGTTTAGTTGTTTAATTTTTAATAAGTCTGGTAATGTTGCATTTAGTCTAAATGGAAAACCAGTTTTTCTAGCTGTTACATAACCCATTATGAAAGCTCCGTTAAAAAGTTTACGACCAGAGTTCTTTTTTACTTCCAAGGCTGTATCATACATATCTCGTTCTTCACCACCTCTACTATCATTAGCAACATCTTCGAATGTATCACTAAATATAATATTATCGGATTGTTGTTGGTCTCCGTTATTTATTCTTGCGTCACCAAATCTTGGACCACCTCTTCTCTCAATAGCAAACCCATCATTAGTTGCACTTAATTCTGTTAAATCCATTATTTCAAATGCATCACTAATGACGAAATCACCACCAATCATATTTTTATTTAATTGTATAGAATTGTCATCAGCAAGTGTAAATTCATTTGAATTATTTGAATTTGGATTATCAAATAACATTACATCTGTGTTTAAATTATTAGCATAAGTTACAAGTTTTTGTTCTGTTAGTGCTCTGAATTGTCTTTTGTATTCGTCGTTTTTAATCGGTAGAGTTGCTAATCTAATTTCTTTTCGACCATTTGATACTTCGTGAATATAATACTTATAATCCACTTCTCTTAATGGTTTTCCTGATTCTCTTTCAACAACACTATTATCGATTAACACATCATATTCCCCAGTATAAATTTCATTTTTTTGATTGAGTAATACTGGTTCACTACTTCCGGCTACTTCTCTTAGAAAGTTAAATTCAATTTCATAATCACCCGAAAAGTATCCATTTTTTCTTAATATAATTCCTGGATTTATTTCAAAGTTATCATCAACATTTGTATATTGAACTGGTTCATCAAGTCTTATTGAATCTAATAAAGTTCCATTAGTATTAAAAATATTCATCTCGATATAATCTCTTGATGACTTACCAAACTCTGTTCCGATATCCTTACCAAGTACAGTTTTTTTACCAGTTGAAATTATATCATAATCTTTATCTGATATTTTTGATTTTTGTTTTTTATTTATCCAATGTGCCATAATTAACCTGCATTATAAACCATTGGTGTACCCAATGGAATTAAATCTAAATCTTCCTTTTCAATAACTAAAATTTCATATTCAATAAATGAAGACAAGAGAGTTCCTATATAGGAATTAAAAATTTGTTGTGTTGGAAATTGTCGTTTAGAATTATTTTCTATATAATAAATTTGTAGATAATTTTTAATTCTTTCTTCGTCTGTACTAACTGATATATTATTCCAACCTTTTGGAGCTACAATATCACCATTTATTAAATCTATTGTATAACCATCAGTTCTTTCTCTCGGAAATTTTCTTGATGGTGTTAGTAATGATAAACTTACTATTGTTCCGTCTGTATCTTGTTGATTAAATAGTTTAGGTTCTAACAAATTTTCTTGTGGTTGGTTTACTAGTCGTACGACTGGCAATGAATCTCTCGTATCAATCAATTCATTAATAGTAGTATCGATTGTTAAATTAAATTTTTCACCTGATGAGAACACTGGATACATATTTTTGTGAATTATATTCTGGTCTGGTGAGTCAAGTCCCGCTCGTTTGAAAGGTTCTTTCAATCTTACTTCATCATCAATGTCTTCAAAACTTAAAAGAGTATTATTCTTGTCAACAATGTGTTGTCTGATTTCATTTTCCTCTTGTTCGTCTTTTGATTCGTTTAAGTAAGTAATATACTCATCTCTTCTTGCTTCAATTCTATCTTGATACCATTGATATGTTTCTAATTCTGCTCGTGTGTAAGGCATTTTTTTACCTCGTTACTTTAAATATGTGGTCTTCGTCTAGTATATGTTCTACTCTTGTATTTCCACTACCACTTACAACTTTATATAAGAAACGATAGTGTCTCTCTGGTTGAAACGCATTTAAATCCATTCTGAAATAGTTTCCACTAGCATCACAACTTAAATATGAACCAGATGAAAATGGAACAATTGTATCTTCTGTTAGTGCATCTCTAACTGAATATTGACTTTGACTTGGAATAAATTTTACCGTTAGATTTTGTGAACTTGTTGAATAGGTTCTTGTTGGAAATCTTTCTCTACCATAAACTCTAAATTTAACTTTTGATTTTTCTTTATACTCTTCTCTCAACCCTTTCATATAAATTGTAACTTCATCTACATCATCTGCATCTAAAGTTGATAATGAACCAGTATTAAATATTGAATCATCATATTCTACTTCTAACTTTGGTGGATAAACGGTGTGGGTGTCTCTTGAAAAGAACGCGAAATTTCCAAGTCTATCTGTACTTCCCTCATCAACATTACTATCAGAGTTCCCTACACTACCAGAACGTTTGACAATAAATCCTTCATTAGCTATTGAACCACTAACCCATTTAGTTACAATATCTGTAACATCCATTCTCATATCAGTTGTTTCGTGATTGAACGATTGAGACGCTTCATATCCACTACCAGTAAACCAAGTTCCACCAGTATTATTTGAACCACTTGTCCATTGAGTTCCTGTTGTTGCTCCATCACGATATCTCCAAGAACAACCTTCAGTAGTTGCTGGTTGGTCGAAGAATCTACCATCACCTTGAACCCACGATTGACTTACTGCGTAAGCATATAAAGATTGACTTGTTGTTAATTCTTTTGAATTAGCGTCATATAAATTTAAGTAATATCTTGCGTTTTCAGGAATTGTTCCTGCTACAATTGACTCGGATATATTTGTTGTACTGAATTTAATTACTACTCTTGATGTATTAATAACCGAACCATCGGCGTTCATATCCTTACGAACTTCTAATACTTCGTCTAACCCTGTATTTCTACTTTGTGTAGCACTACCTTCATATAGTGTTGAGTCTTTTTCTGCGAATTCAAATAAATGCATTATTAAAATCCTCCTTCATTAGTATTTGTTCCGACACCTTGACCACGAATGTCTTTTAGTGGAAATCTTAATTCAAATATACTTGGGTCTAGTGATGGGTATAAAATTCCATTCTTTAGTGCTCCATCAACATCATATCCATTACCACTATAACCTTCAGATGTTTCATATTTATTTAATATTTTAACATTTGTTACTGAAGCTACACCATCTACCAATGATATTTCATATCCTAAATCACTCAATATTATTGGTTGATTTATTTGCCATCTATCAATGTTGAAAAATTCTAATATTCTTTCGTTTACTAATGCAATAACTTGGTCTTGTGAATAGTTTGCTTTTGTGATAATTTGATAATCAACACCTATGTTGATTACATATGCATTCTTAATATTTACCGCATCTGTGATTAGTCTAAATCTTGATAAATAAGTTTTTAAATTTTCTTTTACGGCTCTATTAACTATTGAAAGTTGTTTATTAGAATTGTATCCAAGAATATACAAGTTTAATGCTAGTGGATTAGGTATTCTATCTTGTGCTTCTGGTGCACCAGGTTCAGGTGATATCTCAGTTGGCATTACTCCACTTAATTGGTCATCTTGTACAATATATGCTTTAGCTATGTTACCATACTTGTCTGGTAATGCATATGTTCTAATAATATAATCTTCTTTGGTAACTGCTCTACCTTGTGCTTGGAAATAAGCTTTAATATTTTCTCTCAGTTCCTCTACACTTTCGGCTCCAAGACCACCACTTGATGCTTCTGGATTAGAAATTCTAACTGATTGTTTTACTGTGTCTAATACTGATTGGGCTAGGTTGGTGGAATTTACTTCTAGTGTAATACCAGCTATTTTATTAATCTCATCCACACCAACATTCTCTTGAACACCACCACCATATTGATATGAAATTGTTAATGTAGTGTTAGAAGGTGCTAGTCCATATGTTTTTGTTTTTAAAAAATTACTTGGGTCAAATGTTTCATAAATCTTTGAAGGACTATCTGCTAGATTAGAACCAACATTGTCTGGATTTGGAATAATTTCCTCATCAGCGTTGTCACTAACACCAGCTCCGAATCTTAATTCTGTTTTCCCATCTGGTCTTCGATATGCCGTAAATCTTCGTGATACTCTTTTTAATTTTAATAGATAAGGAACATCATCTGAATATTGTGCTAGTGTTGGGTCATTATCCGAATCATTGTGTACTTCATCAAATACAGTATCTTGAGCTAGTGAATCAACTTCATTCCAATTGTTTCCATCAGAATCTACAACACTTATAATATCTATAATATTATTGTTCGATAATTTAATACTTGAATATTTTTTAGCCCCACCAAACGTAAAGTCTTCACTTGTAACAGCACCACTTTGTGCTTTTACTTGTTTTTTCAATAAATAAAATGTAGGTGAATCGTTACTATCTGTTTCGAATATAGTTGTAACTCTAGTTGAATTCGTACTAGTAAATCTAAAATCACAACCTTGTATTGTTCTAAATGTTACTCCATCTGATGTTTCAACACGTGCTCCTACTGGAACATTTAATGCATAATCATAGTCAGGTTCTATACTTGAAGCTGTTCCTTTAGCAGGAACTAATTGAAATATATCTAATGTTACTGATGAAGGAGCTGTTAGTCTTGGTTTATATCCAAAGGTTTGTGCCATTGAATAAAGAGTTCTTAATTCTTCTGAGTATCCTAGTAGAGATTCTTTAAATTGCGAATCAACATAATAGGACATCACATCACCAACATAAGCTGCCATTTCAATAAACATCATACCTGGTGAAGACTCGTTAAAATCTTTGTGTGTGTTTGGATAATATTGTTTAGAAAACTCTATTAGATTATTTCTAATCTGAGAGAAGTCTTTATTTAAATATCGTACTTCTTTGGTTGATTTTTCATTATTGTTACTTCCGTATGCCATTGTTTACTCCTAATAGCTTGTTGTTGATTCTGATGTTGTGTCAAAATTTAATGTAATGGAATCAAATCTATTTGGTTCGTAGTTTAAAGAAAAATCTATATCAACTTTTGTTTCTGTTGGTATAGTTTCGTTTTGAATTACATCAACTTTTGCTATATCAATGTAAGGTAACCAAGTAGACATAGCTTCTTGTATTTCTTGTTTGATTCTATCTGTTAAATCTTCTGTATATTGTTCAAATAATAATTCTCTTAAACGAGAACCGAAATTAGGTTGCATTACTCGTTCACCTTTAGCGGTTAATAAAAGGTTTTTTACATTGGAACCAGCTTGTTCTAATGTTGTCTCGGTTTGTGGAAACAATCCTGACCTTCCTCTATTAAAAGGTAGTTTTAAACCAATACGAATATCTGGGTTTAAATCATTTTCTCTTGCACTTGCCATTAATTACCTTTTTTCTTTTTATTGATAGCTTTCATTAAACCAGAATAGTCCCTTGTTAAAGCGTTTGTTAAGTGCTCTGGTGCTGTTTCTGGTGTTAGACCTGCACTTCGTAAAGTGCTTGCGGCCGCTACTTCTCGTTTAACCTCTTTATTCCCAGTTCCACCACCATATCCTAGTAGTTCAGTCATACGACTTGAATCAAATGTATCTCCACCTAATGTTGGGTAGTCGTCTTGTTGACTTGCAGTTTCATTTAGAATTTTGTTAAGTGTCGGATTATCCGTGAACTTTTGTTCCTTAACTTTTCTCTTCTTAACTACTGGTTTTGCTTTGGGAATATTCGTTTCGTTAATAAGTATATCAGTTATCTGTTTTTTAACCTCTTGTTTGACAACTTCTTTTATTAATGATACTAATTTACCTTGTTTCATTTCTACTCCTAATCTGTTATAATATCCTGTCTTAAAAACTTTAATCTTGCAATTTCATTAACTAAGTTTACAACTTTTGTCAGAGCTAATCCATAACTTACTGGGTCTGTTGCAATGTTTGGTGTTGCTTTATTTAGTTCTGCTTGAGCTGTTGTTAGTTCATTTTGTAATTTTACGTACTCATCCGTTTTCAATGTCGGACTAGTCTTCGTTACATTCCTCAATGTCTCCATTGGATTTGGAAGTTTTAAATTACTTAGTTTTTCTTTTAATTGTTTTAATTCTTCAAATTCGTGTTGTTCAATAGTGGTGAGTTTTCTAATTTCCTCAATACACTTATCTATTTCAGCTTTAATTATTTTGACTGGTCTACTTCTTATATTATCTAAAAGTTTTTTAGTTTTACCTGTAAATATTGTTCCTTCTTTTTGATTATGTTTTACTTCAACATTTTTACCAATAAGTTCATTAAGTTCTCCTGATTGTTGTTTAAGAACTTGTTTAGCATTTAAAACAATATAATCCGCATCCAATACAATTACTGAACCTTTGGAATAAATATCACTTAGTTCTTTATTTGGATTTTTTACATTTAAACTCCCACCTTTACCTTGAACATAAATTGAAGCATCATCTTTGTTTAAATTATTTTTTACTGGTTCATTTATTTCAAGTCCGTCTGTATTGTGTCCGGCTATTATTTGAACACTTGGAACAAAATCATTCTCACCAATTTTTATAGAACTTCCATATCTACCAGTCAATACCAAGTCACCACGATTCGCTTCTATATTTCTTTTATACGTATTATCCTCGTCTGTTGTTTGTATAGAAACTCTTGTATTTAATGTATCAGCTGTTCCTGTTTTTATATTTTCATTTGGACTATTTTTTATATTGATGATATTAGTATAATAAGTTTGGTTAAAATAATTAACACAAACAACATTCTCACCAACAACTGGATATCTTTTTAAATATGGGTCTAATGGCAGTATGTGAATACCATTTCCCAATATTGGTTGGTTTTTTTCATTACACCACCTTCCTTTTATAGCTCCATAATATTTATAGTCTGGTTTTCCATTAGATTTTTTTGGAAGTTTATTTTTGTCTAATAAAACTTCGTCTACTTGAACTGGTTCAAGTTCAAAAAATAAATTTTCTCTTGAATCTACTATTCTATGAACATCGGCATGTTGTCTTTGAATTTGTGAATTACCAAAACTTGTTATATTTGATGTGTTAGTTTTCCTTGATTCAGCCATTTTATTGTTTTGATTCTATATCTTTTCTAATTTTATCAGATGTATCTTGTAAATCTTTTGTATCGTGTTCTAATATTGTATTCATTATTTCTTGTTTTTCTGTTTCAGATAAACCAAATTCACTTTCAGATTCACCTTTACCTTCCGCAGATATAATCTTCTGTACAACAGTAGCTAATTTTACTAGTAACTCATCGTTACGTACATTGAGTTCTAAATATTCTTTAATCATAGGAACTATTTGAATAGCAGTATCTCCATCCTTAACCATAGCTGTAATGTTTTTGGTTAAGACATCTAATTGCTTTCTGTTATAGTTTTGATTTTCGTAAATATCTTGAAACAATGATGATAACGACTTTCCTTTGAATATTTCATAATCGTTTGACATAATATAATCCTTTGGTAATAAATATAGGGCAATAAAAAAAGGGAACAAAATATTTAATTATGCTCCCTTTTTTCATTTAAGTAATATGTAGGAAATATTACTTATCATTTCGCGTTCCTACTTACGAATTAGACTCATCAATACCACCAAAGTAATGAACCCAGCAAAACCGCCGTTTCCAAACTTATTAACAAGTGATATCAAATTACTTATAACATCCAAGCCAAATAAACCGTCTACAAATAAAATACTTGCAACAGCTGCTAGGCCTACAAGTGAAAATAGAACTGACATTAAGTCGTCTACATATCCCTTGATTGTTTTTACGATGTCTTTCATAGTTTGTTTCCTCCGTATTGTGAACAAATATACCCCACATACGTGGGATAATCTTTAATAATTATCTATATTTATTAGTTATGAATAACAAAAGACCCAGTAGTCTTTGTGTCAATGAATCCATTTACTTGAAATTCCTTGTAAATGCCTTTCTGATACCTCTTCATTACATTGATAACTCGTGTAATGTGTTGTGTGTTTGATTGTGTCATTTCTCTGATTAAAATGTATAAAGCTTTTTTATTGAACAATTCAATACTACCTTTGATTCTAAAAATATGTAATACTGCATCAGCAACTCTTACATCTTTTTGTCTTCTAAATATTACATTCATATTATTGTCCCAATATGTTAACATCTGTGTTACAAATTCTTGATAACCCGCGTCAGTTTTTTTCTGTTGTATTTCTGTTTGGATACTTCTGTCCCAATCCATAACATCAATCTTATCGTGTGTTTTCATTTTTTTATAATTGTTATTATTGTGTAAGATTAAATAATTTTTAGCTACAATACTAAAGTAAGAAAATGCTTTCCCTTTACCCTCAGTATATTTATGCATATTCATAACCAAAAAACTTACTACTTCATTCTTTACTTCTTCTGATGAAACATCAAAATAATAAAACTTGAATGTGTGTATTATATTTTCACACAACTTATCAAATGCATTTTTTATATGGTCATTGTATATTCTATTTCTCATAAACGCTCTATCTTCTTTATTATAACGAATAATCGCGTTTTCTGTAACCTCTGTAAAGTAATAATTTTTTCTCTTACGCCCCATCTACTTCTCCTCAGTAATTTCTGTTAATTCCTCAAGTGATTGAACTTCTTCCTTTAATTGTTCAAAGACTTGACCCACCTCATCATCAACTTCAAAGTATCCTTTGTAATCAATTTCTCTAATATTTGTATTTACTTCATTTATCTTTTCAACGTAATCTTCAATCCAATCTTCAAGTTGTTCTTGCTTGATTAATAAATTGTAAACTCCATAACTTAACGCTAATGAAAGTATTACAAAAAATCCTAATACTATATTTACTATCATTTTTTATCTCCAAATAATTCATCAAACAAGTCCGTAGATATTTTACTTGGTTTTTCTTCTTGTGATGTTGGTTCATCAACAGCACCTAGAACTTCTTTAATGTTTTTAATTTTCTCAAATGTTTCTGTCTCTTCTTTTTCAATTGACTCTTTTGTTAGACGACCCTCTATCTGAGCGGCCATCATATCAGCTTGATGTAAAATATATTGTATAGTTGAACGAAGTTGAAACTCTGACTTATAAGCTACTAAATAACTTTTATTTGCTTCTTCATACATTCCGTCTGTTAATCTAATACCGATAAATTCTTTTTTACTAATCGGTATATTATAATGTTGTAGTAAAAAGAATGCTCTATCTGTTACTGACATATATTCACACTTTGGATTGTGTGTAAATATTTCCCCCATATTCTTTCTTCTCCACTCATTATCTTGTGGAATATAATAATCATTTTCTAAATCACCAACTTTACCTAAGTCGTGGTGTAAGGCTGAAAATACTAATTCTTCATCTGTAAAGTCTATCTTACAATTACTTTGTTCCCACAACTCTTTTACCTTTAATGAAAAATCTACTACCCTTAAAATATGGTCTACATAACCACCTAACATTGCGTTATGGTAATGTTCTTTAGCACTTGCGGGAGCCATTGTAAACCTATCTTTCATATCATCATACATTTTTAGAACTTTTTGTTTTCTATCTCCAGTTATATATAACTGAATAGTATTGATTAGTGTATCATAATTTTTTTGTATTTGTTCAGCTGTTAATTCTCTCATCTTACCACCATTGGTTTTCTTTATCATTAAAAGTCGGGTCTTTTAATGAGTGTTCTAACTTTTTACCATTTTCCCCGACACCACCTGCATCATCAACGATTTTCTGTATTTCATCTCGTCTTTCATCAGGTATCCATAGTCTTGTAAATTCTTTTGTAGGGTCATCTAATACACCTTTACTCATACACCACAATCTAATCTTTTCCCACGAGTTACTTAGGAATAAATTTGGGTGTGAGTTGTGAAGTAAATTTTTCTTATATCCATTTCCTTGTAAAATATGATATAACCACTCTACACCAGATTTTGTATTATTTACTTTTTTCTTTTTACTATCTAACGCATTAGTTAAGTCACTAAGTAAGTTTTCTTTAAATTGTTTGTCGTGTTCTGGTAAAGTCCAATCTAATGTTTCTCCAACTGACATATTATCTAACATTTCTTTAAATGATTTTTTATCTTTAAAATATAATGGATAATCTTTACCCAATACATACTCGTGTGTATCGTGTTTATAAGTTAAACTTGGTCTACCAACTTTGATAGCATCTTGAGCTGATAAATTCCA